TAAGACTGATGAACAATTATATATTTGGCAATACACCACAAGGAAAGTGTATAAAACCAAAGGACAAACAAAGACATCCGTTAAATTAATTTTCAAAGGACAATCTGATGGTTTGACTATTCCTGAAATTATCTCTACATTTTCAAAAACATATGAAAAGAACAACGAAGTGAATTACCCGATATTTGAGGTTTTTTGTAATGATGTGTTCCCGTTAGAAGAAACATTAGTACCAATATTTAAACGAAAAATATTATCATACATTAATCAAAACGTTAAAATAACCAGAAAACTATTATCATAATGGACGAAAAACAGATTAAAGCGTTAATGGATAAGTTACGTCAACCAATCCACATTACTTACATTTCAAAATACATCCTAAAACGTAGTGATGAAGAAACAAAGGAACAATTAGATATTTTAATATCTGAAGGTCATATTAAGGAAAGTAATTTAGCTGAGGGATATTATGTGGTTGCGTAAATATGAAATTGGTATTGGGTGTAGTCAAACAGTTATTAAAGTGTTTAATCAATCAATATTATATAGTAAATCACCATCCGGTTGGTCACTCAGATTTAATAATGGTATTGGTGTTAATGTTACAACAAAACCATTATTCTCAGTTAGAAATGGGTATAAAAAAAGTATTAAATTAGGAAAATATTATATAGTAAAATTATGAAAGTGAAATTGGAATACATTTGGCTTGACGGATATAAACCGGAGCCAAATTTAAGAAGTAAAATTAAAGTTGTTGATACAATACCAAAAGAGATTAGTGATATCCCTGCGTGGGGTTTTGATGGTAGTTCAACTATGCAAGCCGAAGGATTCTCTTCAGATTGTTACCTTAAACCTGTTAGAATGTATAGAAAAGGTAATACTAATTTGATTTATGTTTTATGTGAGGTATTAAATAAAGATGGTGAGTCACACGAAACAAACGACAGAAGTAAATTAGGTAATGAAGATACCGATTTTTGGATTGGGTTTGAACAAGAATACTTTATTCGTTCAGCACATAACAAAGATGTCTTAGGATTTGAAAGAGGTGGTACAGTTGACCCACAAGGTAAATACTATTGTGGTGTAGGTGGTCAAATTGTTGGTAGAGAATTAAGTGACGAACATTTGGATTATTGTCTTGACTTGGGTATTAATGTTGAGGGGACCAATGCTGAGGTTGCATTAGGACAGTGGGAATATCAAATATTCTCTAAAGGTAAATTATCTGCGGCTGATGACTTATGGATGTCAAGATACATCTTACATAAACTAGCTGAGAAAAGAGGTTACTCAATTGAACTTCACCCAAAACCGATTCAAATTGGTGAGTGGAATGGTTCAGGACTACATACAAACTTTTCAAATAAAAAGATGAGAGAAGAGGGTGGTGAGAGTTATTTTAAATCTATCTTCAACGCTTTTGAGACAAGACAAGAACTTCATATTGAAAATTATGGTTCGGATAATCATTTAAGATTGACTGGTAAATTTGAAACACAATCAATAGATAAATTTAGTTGGGGTGTATCAGATAGAGGAGCGTCAATTAGAGTTCCTAAATCAGTTGGTGAAACTTGGAAAGGTTATCTTGAGGATAGAAGACCATCATCAAATGCTAATCCTTATAAAGTTATTAATGTTATCTATGGAGCGTTGAGTTTTGCTGACCAATTGAATACTACTATTCACGCAATGTATGACGATGTGGATACATCAAAAATAAGAGAGCAATTCTCGGGGATTATATCAAATGAAGAATTATTAGGAGAATATAGAGAAGATTAATATGAATAAAGAAATGGTAAATCACCCGGAACATTACGGGGGACAGGACAATCCATATGAGGTTGTGAAAGTATGTGAAGCTTGGGGTCTTGATAAGGACGCTTACATCTTCAACGTTGTTAAATATGTTGCAAGAGCAGGTAAGAAAGATACTGATAAAGAACTTCAGGATATGAAAAAAGCGTTGTGGTATTTGAATCGTAAAATTGAGAGACTTGAGAATGTTAGTTGATATTGATGAATACGCTGAAGGAGCAGTTCTATTAGATGGGTTAGAAGAGGCTATCGTTGGAATTGTGGAAGATTTCGGTTCTCCGGGGAGAAAGATGTTATATTCAAAACAAAAAATATTAAACATCCTACAAGAGAGAGACGTGATGACGATGGGTGAGGCTGAAGAGTTTTACGATTATAATATAATAGGGTTATATGCAAGTGACCAAAACGCAGTGTTTTTGGATTTAGAGATTACACCAATTAAAAAAGAAGATGGTTGGGAATACCAATTAAAAGAGTAATATGATAGAGACAGGAAAGATTATAAATGGGGATTGTGTTGAGGTAATGAAATCACTTCCGGATGGATGTGTCGACCTTTTGGTGACATCTCCTCCTTACAATGTCAACGTATCGTATGATGTATATGATGATGGACGTTCAATGGATGACTATTGGGAGTTCACAAAAGAGTGGTTAACAGAATCATTGAGAATATTAAAAGATGATGGTAGAGTTGCAATCAATGTTCCAATTGAATTAAACGTTCAAGAGAGAGGTGGAAGAATATTATTCAACGCAGAGTTTTGGATGATGATGAAACAAGTTGGATTCAAATTTTTTGGAATGGTTGATTTGACTGAGGACTCACCTCACCGAGTTAGACAAACTGCTTGGGGTAGTTGGATGAGTGCTAGTTGTCCATACATCTATAACCCAAAGGAATGTATCATATTAGCTTACAAAAAAACTAATAAGAAACTAACCAAGGGTGAATCTCAGTGGAAAGGTGTTCCAACAGATGTTGAGCAGCCGGACGGAACCATTAAAAGTAAAGTGGTTTATCAAGATGAGGATAAGAAAGACTTTATGAATTTAGTTTTTGGACGATGGGAATACTTTGCTGATACCAAATCATTAACAAAGGCAACTTTCTCAATGGACATCCCGGTTAAGGCGATTAAGATATTGTCGTACAAGAATGATATTATTTTGGACCCTTTTATGGGAAGTGGAACATCAGCGGTTGCTGCGGAGACATTAGGAAGACGATGGTTAGGAATTGAGTTATCCCCAAACTATGTAGATATAGCAAGAAAACGTGTAAATGCGTTTGTTGAAGAAAGGAAACAATTAGAGTTAGAATTAAAAGAGGTGTAATATCCTCTTTTTTTATTTCCCGGATATTTATAATTAAAAACACAATTATGTCAAAAAGATTTATAATTTCTGAAGAAGAAAAAAAAGATATCCGTTCAAGATATGGGTTAGTTAATGAACAAATGAACCAACAAAAATCGGTTGAGGTTCAAATGGAAAAAATTAAACCTGAAATGGGGGGTAAATATTGTTTTGGTGACCCAAAACGACTTCAGTCAAATTATGGTTATAATATTAAATTATATAAAGTTAAATCAGGTGATACATTAAGTGGTATTGTTTCAAAACATCCTATAGTCGATGACGTTGACGACCTTATTAGTATTAATCAAGGTTGTAAGTTAAGTAAAGGATTGAAGAGTGGTGATGTACTTGCAATTTTGTTGGTACCTTCAATGTAATATGAAAAAACTTATAAAAGAAAGTGGATTAAGAGATATAAACGCTCTTGCTAAACGATATCCAAAAGCTGAAATATATTTTCATCAAGATTTGGATGGTGTGACAACTGCGATTGCTATGAAAAAATACCTTGAAAACAATGGTATTAAAGTGGTTGATGCTCATATCATTCAGTATGGTGATAAAGAGTTTGCTGTGAAGAAGAATGACGCAAAAGGTGATGTGATGCCGGTCTTAGTTGATTTTGCTCACGGAAAACCAATGTTTGTTATTCACACGGACCACCACGATAGACAAGCCGGGGCGGAAGATACTAAATCAACTTCGTTTAGACAATCTCGTTCAAATGTTGAAACAATTTCTCAAGTTGTTTCACCGAAAGAATTGTTTCCATCTTCAGATATATTATTAATCTCTACCGTTGATTCTGCAAACTATGCTTCTAATAACATTTCGGTGGATGAGGTTATATCTTATCTATTCAGATTAGATAAAGAAAAATCATTAGAAAAAAATAAAATGTTAATGGGTTTGGTTGTTAACAAACTATTATTGGCATTTAAAAATAAACCAGGGTTTTTAGAAACGTTGGTTATGGAATGTTCACCATCTTTATTAAACATTCTTCACACAATTAAAAGAATAATGGTTGAAAAGGGTTATGCTAAACCTGAACAACTTGAGGTGAATAAAGATGAGTATGTTAAGTCAATGCAAGATAATCCTAATGTTAAAGTATTAGGTAATGTCATTGTTCAATACGGAGGTGGTTCGATGTTTAAACCAGGTTCTTACGATAGATACACACCATTTAAAAATAATCCTGAAGCAGACTTTATTGTTATTGCTTGGCCGTTAGGTTTAGTTCAAGCGTCTTGTAATCCCTTCAAAGGTGAACGTCAATTAAAAGGTGTTAATTTAGGTGAGATTGCCCAAGAGGTATTATCAAAATGGGAGGACCAATTAAAACAAAGAGAGATACCATTGTCAACAATCAAATGGGTTTCTGAATCTTCAAAAGATTTTAATTCGGAATCAACAGGATTTACCTTCAAAGATTTTGTTGCGTTGTATGGTAAGGAATATAAAAATAAAGAAGATGGTAAAGAGGAATTAATTCACATTGGTGAAATGATGGAAATGCCTTGTTCTGAATTACCAGAAGAACATAGAAAAATGTGAGATGAAAATAAAGTAAAT